GCCCCGGATTGGCGATAAAGGCGCTGCTCCTTCACCGCCAGCTCAAGGCACTTGTCGCAGTGGTAAACGTCCCGGCGCACGAACGTCCCGTAGCCGGACGTGTCGTGCTCCTGGGCGGTCTCCAGGTGGACCCAGTGGTGTTTACACTTCACGCGGGATTCCATCGAGCACCGGCTTGTTGCGGGCGATGGAGGCGTTGGCCCACATCACCGTGTCTTCAAGCTGCGTGATCGCGTGGCTGCGCTCGCGGCTGTCGGGGCACAGGTCGCGGATCAGCAGCGCCAACTCCTTGGCCTTGGCCCGGAGCTGTTCGTAGCGTTGCGGTTGGTCACCTTCTGGCTTGTGGTAGGTGAAGCGGTTCTCGATCTCTTGGTCACTCAGCGGTTGGCTCATTTGGTTTTCTTTCTAGCATGTCGCCCAGTTTGGGCAGCACGCGGTTATGGTTGTTGCGAACAAAATTCTGGTGCGCCTCGTCCATCTTGTCGCTCTCCGCGTAGATGTGCCCCAGGCACCACAAGAGGAAGTTGAGGTCGTCTTTGGTCAGGTCATTCGGCGAGGGCATAGGCAGAAGGTGCTTTGGGCATTACGGGCACGTTGACGATGGTCGAGTGGCAGACGGCACAGGCGACGTGGAGCACGCCTGCGGAGTAGCTGACCTCGATGCCGCCGTCCATGTGGCATCGGGCGTGGATGAACAGGATGTCGTGTGGGTGGTCGCCACAGCAGCCGGGGCGCGAGCAACCGCTGGCGGCGAGCCTATCCAGGTCTTCCTTGTAAGCGAGTTTCATAGTTTTCTTCGACATACTCCCGCAGGAGCCGGTGGGACAGCCCACGGCGGTCGCCGTAGGCTGTCCATCGAAGCCAGATGTGCGTTTGCGACGTGCGCGTCACCCGGTAACTCTTACCGTTGGTCTTGCTGACAAGGATGTCGCCTGGCTTCACTGGGGGATGACGATTCCGCTGTCGCGCTGCTGGCGCGGCATGGGCACGGCCACGGGTTCGACCCGCACCATCGCTTGGACGAAGGTGAGCGGGCTGGCACCAGTATCCGGGACATAAACGACCTTCATGTCGCCGTGAAACAGGTAGCCTTTTTGGAGGCGTTTGTTCACTTCGTTCTGCATCTCCTCGGCGGTGGGCACGGAGATGACATCGAGTTCGACGGGACGGAGTTGGATGGCTTGCTGCTGTTGTTGACCGTTCATAGGTTCAGTTGTTGCTGGCTTTGATTGATGCGATGCGGTCCATGAAGTCACGGAGCATCTGTTCGTCAAACTCCTGGCACATGCGGTCGATTTCGGCCTCACGCGCCTTCGCCCAGCGGTAGTGATCTTTTGGACCACGCCGCATCATCCCCGCGTCGGTCAGCCCGCCGCAGAGATAGCCGATCATGAAAGCCAGCTTGATCTCAGGCTTGGCCTTTTTGTATCCGGCTGCCGTCATGGCCTGCCGGATCGTGACCGGGAACTTCGGTTTCGGAGTTCGCATCTTCAAGTAGAACGGTTTTCGCAGGCAGGGCACACCGTGACCCGGTGGACCCGGACTTCAAACTGTTGGCCGCACTTGTCACAGGTGCGGTGGTTGGCGTCGATGTCCTCGATAACGAGGTTTTCTATTTTGCAGCAGCGCAAAATGCACTTGCCGTTGATGTTCACCCACAGGCGGCGGCTGTCGTGGCTGACTTGGACTTCAACCACCTTGGGGGCTTCGAGGTCGATGAGGTCGGGGAGATTCATGGCTTGGACAGGGCGTTGGTGAGGGACTGTTCCATCACTCGCAGCGCGGCGATCTCGTCGGTGTTGGTGGTCTTGGCCAGGTCGGCTCGGACGCGCAGCAGAGCGTTGGAAAGAGCTGCCCTGGCCCATACGTTCGTGGAGGGAAGCACGTTCGTCTGGACCAGGGCATTGGTCGCGGCGGTGGGGATGCCGCCGCGTGGGGGGCTGGGCTTGCGGGCAAGCTCGATGAACAGGAAGATGGCGCAGCCGAGGATAATGATGCCGAAGGCGTTTTTGGTGTTCATGTTTCTCCGTCGTAGCGAAACCACAGCTCGATGATATGGCCGGTGCGGGCGGAGTGAAGCTTATCCTCCAGCTTGGCATTGATGCCCAGGATCGGCAGGATTTGCTCGACGGCAACCGGGTGCGGGAAGGGCTTGTCCAAGTCTTTGGGCACAATCGAAAAGGACAGGTGGTAGCACCAGCCGATGGGCGGTGGTTGCTGTTCGACGGTCATCACGACGCGCCAGCCGTCGAACAGCTCCAGGACGAAGTTGGGGTCGTTGCCGGGCGCGATCTCCGGCTTGTTCATCCGCGCCATGATCGAGGACAGGTTCTCGCGGTGCTCGATAGCATACTTCCGCACCGCCTGGCCCCGCTCCAGCGCGGCCTGGTCGATTACCAAGGCCCGCATATCAGTGCTGCGGAGGGTTGAGCCGGTCCACTCTCCAGACTTGGGCCTGGCCGTTGTAGAAAATCCAGTCGTTCGCGCCGACGTAGTGGCCCTTGTTGTCATAGCCGGTGACCACCACGGGCGTCCGAGGCACCCACGCCGAGCCAGCAATCGGCACCGTCTGGCCGGGTGCGACGTTGGTGAACACGAGCACACTGTCGATGGTGATGTTGAGCGTGCAGGGCGTGTTGTTGACCAGCGTCATTGGCCCGCTGGCCAGCGGGATCGCCTGCTGCCCCGAAGGGCCAACGTAGTAGCGGTTGGCGCAGCCGCAGAGGAGCGCCGCGCCCATGATAGTTGCCAGCAGTTTCATCTTCATAGAGAACGACTTTCTTGGAATATCGTCGATTGACTCGGAATTGTAAACAAAAAAGTGATGCCTGTCTTGACCGCTGCCCGGTGAACCACGTTCTTCCCGATGTATGCCGATTGTCAAAGAGCAGAAGTTTACAAAGACGCCGTTCAAAAAGCAGGCCGACGTGATCGCTGGCATCCTGCGCGTCAACCCCATCCTCAACGATGACGAGAAGAAGTCGTTGAACGAAACGGTGGGCGTGCTGACCTGGATGAACCAGCTCCAACTTCACTGGGAGGCGGGCAAGAAAGACATGCCCGACACGATCACGAAGCACATCTTCGAGGGCCGCAAGCCGGAGAAGGTCGTGCCTCCCGGAACTTAATCAGCGTCCTGGCAGCCGCAAAGGTCTTTGGTGCCGCTCGGTTTCCCGCAGCGGCGGCAGGCTTTTTGCCAACCTGGCTTGGGCTTGGGCGGCGCTTCCTTTTCGCGGAAAGTTGAGCCGGGATACGGCTTGGTGCTCGCCGCGTAAATCTTCACTTCGTCCACACGGGGAAGCATCTGGTCCGCCACACGCTGGACCCACTGCGACTCCTCGCGGGCCATCATCCGCATCGCCTCGGCCTTCAGGCGGGCGAGCGTGGCGGCGTTCTGCTGGTGCGGGGGCTTGGCTTCCTCGTCGCGCACCGCTTTCATGATCGCGTCCACGTCGGCGCTGGTCATAAAGCGCAGGTTGGGCTTCTCGATCTGACCACCCTCCGGCTTCCACTGGAAGCGGGGGTGCTGGGGCGCGGTGGGCTTGACCGGCGCGGGCCGGGCAGGGCGCTGCTGGATCGGAACCTCTCCCCCTTGACCTGCGGCCAGCGCGGCTTCCTCGTCAGGGTGAAGCAAGGGGTTGCCGTTGGGCTTCCACTTCATGCGGCCCGCCCACGGGCTTTTCTTCGGGGGCTGAGGTTCGTCCTCAAACCCTTCCATGCCGATCTCTTGCAGACTACGCTTCATGCGATAACTACTTCCCGTTGGAGCTGGTGGACCAGCTCGTCGTGATACCCGCTTTCCTCGTCCACGCCGAAGTCGCCCAGCTCCATCGGAACCGGCTCGTAACTCTTGGGCGTGATCCGCTGGAGGGCATAGGTCGGGTCGAACTGCTGCCCCTCGATCTCCAGCCAGACGTGGGGCACTTTCTCGTTGCGGAACACGGCGTAGCCGGTGACCAGGCGCACGGGAACACGCTTGGCCTCAAGGAATCGCCGGATGACCTGGACGACATCCGCGCAGCCGCCCTCGAAGAACTCCGGGTCGTTGTGGTAAATCCAGCGGGCGGCGGCGTTGGCCAGCTCCAGGCTGGTGGAGCGGGCTTCGATGAGAAAGTTTACAATTTCTCTCGCGTCATCTGCCAGCAGGCTTTCCTCGACCGATTCGGTGTCCACATACTCCAGGCCCTCCCCCTGGCAGAGCATGATGTCGGAGCCGCCCTCGGCGGGGTAGTTGTTCGGGATGATCCAGCCGCCGTAGCCGTTCGAGCACACCCAGTCAGCCAGCGTTTCCACATCGTCCGCGTTGATGCCGAATTGCTCCTCGATGAAGTCCATGTCCTGGCGGTCGCGGATCAGGAGCACCTTGATCGGCTGGGCCACGCGGTAAGTGATGATCCGGGCGGAGCTGGGCAGCTCCTCGTTGTAGGGGAACGGCTCCGGTTCCCCGTGCCAGTTGACGAAGTAGCGGGCCACGCGCTTCTTTTCGCTGAACCAGGCCGGGAAGCTCATGCTTCCGGCCCGCTCGTCGAAGTCGGGCGAGCTGGTGCCGTGGTAGAGCAGTAGCCCGCGCTTGAGCGTGGTCGTCTTGAGCTTCACGGCTGATAGACGCGCTGGTGGACCGCCATCATCTCCTCGCGCCCGTAGATCATGTGGCCCAGCATCCAGCCCGGCTGGATGTGTGTGGTGCCGCTCCAGGGGCCGATTCGCGCCACGGTGCCATTCTGGTTGACCCACTTGAGGTCGGGAATCTGTTTCACGATCTGGCCGACCTGCGTGTCTTCAGTGGGGCAGTTCTCGTCGATTTGCGCCAGCACCTTCTCCGCGCAGCGCCGGGATAGGCTGTAGCCCGCTCCGTGAGCCTTCCACTTGTCGTGCGCCATGTCCGTGTTCTCATACTGGACAGCGTAGATGCGCCCAACGTAGTCCCAGTTCTGAAACGGGAAGTCGTTGAAAACCCTGGGGTTGATGTAGCTGTCGTCATCACACTTGAACAGCCAGGGGCAGTCGAAGCGCGTCAGCGCCCATTCGAGAAAGCGTTTGACCTTTGCCGCCACGCCGTCGTGGGTGTCCGGGGCGCGGACGATTAGGAAGGGCGGCGCGAACTTGAACGGCACTTCGAGGCTGGGGTTCCCGGTCACAAAAACTGGGCAGAATTTGTGACGGTCGAGCAAGGGCAGCCAGGTTGCCAGGCAGCCCTGGCGGCGGTCCTCGGCCCACGGCTGGTAGCACGAGTTGACCTGAATGGGGATCAACGACCGGTTCGGCATGATTTCAGACATCGCTATCACGGTCTAAATACGCGCTCGTGGGCGCGGTGTTGGGCGCAGATGCCGTTGATGCGGTGACCGATCATCCATTCGGGGCGCATGTCCTCGCCGCTCCAGGGAGCAATGGTCGGAGCGGTCCAGGCCAGGTCCATGTGCCGGAAGTCAGGGACATGTTTACGGATGAGGAGGCTGGCCTCCCAATCCTCGGAGCCAGACGGCGGCATGTGCTCGGCGACCGCTTCGACACAGCGCCGGGATAGGCTGTAGCCCGCTCCGTGAGCCTTCCAAAGCTCGCCCTGGCCGTAGAAGTGGCCCACCCAGTCCCAATTCTCGAAGGGGAACGGGTTGAACAGACGTGTGTTGATGTAGCTGTCGTCATCACACTTGAACAGCCAGCGCAGGTTGAAGTTCTCCAACGCCCATTGGCAAAAGCCTCTGACCTTGCTGGGCAGTTGGGGGTAATGATCGCCGCAGCGCACAATCAGGAAGGGCGGATCAAAATGCCACGGGCGATCCAGCTTTGGATCGCCCGTGACGAAGACCGGGCAGAACTTCCGGTCCAGATGAGGTATCCAGGTCTCTATGCAGCCTTGCCGTCTGAGAGCCAGGTGCTCTCTGTAGCCCGAAAGGATACAGAGAGGCACAAGTTCAGGGTTCGGCTTGGCACATGCGATCATTGAGGGGTGATGGTGATGACCTGGCGGAACCCAGGAGCACCGGGCGGACGAGGATAGACGTAGTAGCGAATCTCGTCAGACTTGCTGCCTTCGACCGCGTTGGTCGAGACGGCGCTCACCGTGAAGTAGTAGGTGCTGAAGTTCGACAGCCCGCCGACGTTGGTCGTCAGGACCGTGGGCGGAATCAGCCACAGGTTCGAGGACAGGTAGGCCCCCGTGTTGGTGTTGATCGTGCCCCAGTAGAGCTTGTAGTTGGACAGCCCGACGTTCGTGACCGGGTTCCAGTCCAGCTTCAAGACGCTGGGATTGTTGCCCTGCCAGTAGGTCGTGTAGCGGAATCCTTGAACTCGATCCGGCGTCGGATAGCCCGGCGAGTAGAGGATTTCGTTGGACGGCCAGCTCTCCTGGTTGTTCGTGTCCTGGCAGGTCGCGTAGAACCAGTAGGTGTTCCCGGCGCTGACGGCATTGGTCAGGGTGTAGCTCAGCACGTTTCCGCAGACCGTCTTGTTCGTGCTGATATGGTTCGTGGGGCCTTGCAGACCCCAGTAGATGTTGTAGTTGGTCACGCTGGCGGCATCGGCGCTGGCGTCCCACGCCAGGGTGACGGACTGTGCGCCCAAAGCCTGCGCGACGGTGAGGATCAGTCCTGCTAACAGACAGTATAACTTTTTCATGTGTTGTTTGGTTTCTCTGCGACTACATTGTCGGCGGCGACCAGAAATCTGGCTGCGCCACGTAAATACCCGCTTCGACCATCCACGGCTGAAGTGCCTGAATGGTGGGGTAGGCTGCGTAGGACGCATACCAACCAGCCACGGTTCCCGCTGACAAAACGAACTCCAGCCCTGCCGGGACCAGCGCGGGCTGGCCCACGTCTCCTGCCTGGGACAGCCGGTAGGCACCGACCTGCCAGACAGCGACGAAACCGGCTGCAATGAAAGTGGATACGCCTTCTACGCCCCAAAATCGCTCGCCAGGGTTGTAAACCACGGAGTTGTAAGTCACCGTTCCGCCTCCGCCCAGGTCACGCACTTCGTAGTAGCGTCCTCCCACGACCTGGCCGCTGGAGATTTGAACCTCGCGCAAGCGGGGATTGTAAACTTCCTGGAAACGCATCCAGGAGCCGGTTGAGAGGAAGTCCCAGCTTGAACCGTTCTGGCGGAACTCCGGGAAGACGGTCCCTGCGGCGGAAACGCAGGCGCGGTAGGCGTCCTGGTCGGCTCGGTTGGCCCGCTCCAGCATGTCCTGGCGGAATCCAGCGAAGCCGGAGGTCATGGGTGTTGTGGCGGTGGGAATCCACTTGCTGAAGTGAAGCTGCTCGATCAAGAGGGGAATCTGCGGTTCCCGGTTCAAGGCAAGCCAGAGCGCATTGTCTCCGGGCGGCGCGTCGCCAGGTTCGATGATGCCATCGGCTTCCCAATAGACGGACAGGTAGATCACCTGGTCGCCAGGGTAGTAGGTCTGCCCAGTGTTCCACGAGGTCGCGTTCGTCGGCTTCCACTCCAGGTCGATAGTGGGTGCCGCGAAGCTCGCGGCGGGCTGGTAAAACGTAAACGGCATTGCGTCGGGCATGTCTCGCTGGCCAATCACATCGAGCTTGGCTGTGGTGATCGGAGTGCCGCTGTGCTTCCAGGTCGCCGCCATGATGTAGTGACTGGTCGTGTTGTCGGTGGAGACCAGGGTGATCTTGCGAACATGGAACACGCCGCTGCCGGTGGTCCAGGTGAGGCCGAGGTTGTAGGACTGCCCCGCTGCGATGATGTCAACCGGGTTGCTGGTGACCAGCGTGCCTTTCGGCAGCGGGTTGCCCAGGTCGTCCATGTAATAGAGCGGCACGGTGTCGGAGAGGACTTCGGTGCTGTTGAGTCTCACCTTCACGCCGAAGCCGAAGCTGTCGCTCGTGGCGCTGTCGTCGTTGGCGTATTCGATGTAGAGCTTCCATCCACCGGCAGGCAGCCGGACGGTGTAGGAGACGGTCGTGTTGAGCGCCGTAAAGTTGACGCCGCCGCTGTTGGCGTCGGGCACTCCGCCCGTGCCGTCCCCGCCCGCAATGTTGACCGTGGATGCAGGGCGGACGAGCGCGGTCATGGCGTAGGTGCCCTGGGTGACGACCAGCGGCAGCAGGACTTCCACCTTGTCCGGCATCATCAGCGTCACTGCTTTGGCGCTCTGGAACAAGGTGTCGATTCCACCTGTTGTCAGATTTCCGGCAGTAGGCCAGATGTTAAAGACGGATTCCCAGGTGCCGTTGGCCAGCGACACACGGGCAGCCTTCTCGCGGTAGAACTCCGAGTCCTTGCCTTCCGGCACCAGGGGCACGGTGTGGATGGTCTGGCCGGGCAGGACGCCGGGCACGTAGAAGCCCACGATCTGCGGAACGTGAAGTGTGTCCAGGTTCTCGCGGAACCACTGGAGGGTCTTCGTCGTGGTATTGTAAACAATTCTGTTCCGGTTGCTCAGTGCCGGTTCGGCCAGGAATTGCCGCAAGGTCGGCTCGGTAATCAGCGTCCAGCCCGCGCCGCCCGGCACATTGGCCGTGGTGTAGTCGGCCCGATACCAGTCGGTCCCGTAGAGCACTTCTTCGCCGGTGGGATACGTCTGCCCATAAGTGTAAACATTATTGGTCAGGACGTAGGTCTCGCTCTCGCGCCCGCCCGTGCCCTCGATGGCCACGTAGATGCGGCTGGCATACTCGAATGGATTCTTGAGCGCCTGGGCGAGTCGTGAAACGTAGGCCGCGACCTGGTTGTCGCGTTCGGCCAGGTAGCGGTCAGGCTCTTTGAGCGTGGCCTGGCTGAGCGCCTGCGCCGCGTTGGGCGTCATCGGGAAGTTGCTGCCGTAGGCCGTGGCCCAAATGCTCGTGCTGCCGACCGTCCCACCGCCCGGATCGTTTTCGTTGATCGGCTTCTGCGGGAAGATCGCGGCGGCGCGGGCCAGGGTCTCGTAAAGCAGCACGTCGCGGTCGTAGAGGTCTTTGTCCGTCACCCGGATGGCATCGTAGGGGATGTCCGCGTTCTCGACGTAATAGACACTGGTGTTGTTGACCGGCAGCGGATACGTGATCTCCTGCGGATCAAGCGGCAACTGGACATTGGTGCCGGTCCAGTCGGTGAGACCGTAGGCACCTTGAAGGGTGGGAGTGACGAGCGTGCCGCTCCAGACGGTGCGGGCGTGGATCGAAACCTTGGCCACAGCCGCCGCGTTGATGAGGTCGCGGTGCTGGAACTCCCGGTCGCGCAGCGCGTAGTCGAGGATGTTCAGCGGTTGGCCGGGGTCAACCTGGGTCATGCGCCCCGTGACCAGATCGGGAGCCTGGAGAGCCGCGCTCCACTTGATCGTGTCGGTCAGTTCGATGATTAGGGCAGATTCGAGTGCGTCACTCATAACAGTAAGAACTCAACCGTAGTTCAGCAGCTTGATGACGCCCATCAACGACACGCTCACGTCCACGTTGGTCGTGTTGTTGCTGACCGTGAAGTAGTAAAGCCCNGGCGTCGAGAAGTCCCGGTAGGCGAAGCTGTTCAGGCTGGCGACGCCGGGTGACTGGACGGCCAAGAGGCAGGGCGACGAGCACATCATGGGCGACAGGTAGATGCCCGCGCTCACGATTCCCAGGGCTGTGCTGAAGATGCTCGGTGTGGCCGTGGCCGTGATGATATTGACCAAGTGGAGATTGAAGCAGCGCACGCGCAACGTCTGGCCCAAGGTCAGGCGGATTTGGCCGCAGTTGATGTAGCGCCCGCGCCGAAGTTCGGTTTGCGGTAGAATGATCGGCACGTCCAGGGTGGTGCCGTATCGCTGCGTTGTGACAAAGCCGTTCATATCTGTCTGTAAGTATTGCCCCGCCTGCGGGCCTTCCACGGTAAGGGCTTGCGCTCCGGGTTTTCGCGTGCGGCCCGCATCCATTGCCACACGTCGCCCCATCGCTTCGGGTCATAGTCGCCTGTGCGCTCAAACTGCCTGATCTGTGCCTGGGCAATCTGGTGAAGCTCCTGGTCCGGCATTTTGCGGGGGAAGGTGTGCCCGCCCACGGTCTGGCTCAGCTTGTCCCAGTTGGGCCAGTTGCGCGAAGCGTAGGGATCGGTGCGGTCGGTGACCTTGGGCACGTTTTTGTAGGTGGGGTCTTTGACCAGGAAGTAGTTGATCGCAGTTGCGGTCGGGAACCGGAAGATGTGGTAGGTCCAGGTCTGCGCCGGTTCGGCAACTTCCTTGGTGCTGAAATCTTCTTCCTCGTCGCTCTCCTCAACCTGGCGCTGGTCGAAGCCATACTGGTAGTCCTCCGGCCAGCGGCTCTTGGCTTTGCCGGACGCCCATTCCTTTGCGGCCTCCTTGTTGGGGGCACGCCCCTGGAGCACGTCGATGGCGCATTTGATGGCCCAGGCGAACCGACGTTCCAGGCGCGAGGGCGGATCATCAAAAGCCGACCGGCCCAGGATGAACGCGGTCTGCTTGGGCTGAAGTTCAAGCCCCTGGCTGCGCTCCGCCTGGCCGCGCAGGTTCCACATGATTTGGAGCGGCTTGTCGAACCCACGGATCGCCACGGGCATGTCCGCCAGCGCGGGATAGGCGCGGTAAAGTTCCGGCCAGTTCACCACGTCCGCCAGCTTCGAGACGAAGCGGTCGAGGTCGCCGCTGGTCGTGTAGGCGGTCTCCATGAAGGTCGGCGTCAGTGTCAGGTCGTCCGGCGAAAAGTCCGCCACGTCCTTCACGTCAAAGTCATCCTCGGATTCCGCGATCATTGCGTCGATCCGGGCTGTCATCTGGTCGCGGTCTTCGCCGTGGGCTTCGGCCCAGTCCCAGGCGTTGGTGAACTGGAGCACGTCCTGGTCACCATGCTTCTGCGCGAGCTTCTGGAACACGCGCAGAAGCATCTGTCCGCGACGGCGCAGCTCACGATTGGGATTCGGCCCCAGCGACTCGCGGCTCCAAGTCTTCATGGCCACGACTTTCGAGTCCACCGTGTCGGGGCTGTAGAAAACGATGTTGGCGCTGCCTTGCGGGTGGTGCCGGGGCAGGCCCATCGAGTAGCGGGTCTTGCGCCAGTCCGGGTAGTGGTAGGTCACGCTCCAGACGTTGGCGCTTGCGGCCACGTCCTTCAGGTCGAAGTCATCCAGGCTGAAATCGTCTTCGCTCTCGCGCATCGGCTCCCAGCCGCCTGCGGGCGATTCCTGACGGACCTGGAAGTCCTGGTCGAGCACGTAGCTCTTGACCAGGTTGTTGTCCACGACCACCTGCAATTCGATCAGCGTGATCTTGTCCCGGACATGGGCCATGTTGGTCCTGGCCCAGTCCACCGCTCCGTCCACGGTGCAGAACGGCCCTTCGGTCTCCCACACCGCCAGGTATTCCGGGTCGTTGATGTCGTCGTAGGTGTAGCGCAGATACACGCTGGCGTCGCCCGGCAGCGTGATTTCCTTCTGGTCAAAATCATCGTCCGCTTCCCGGATCGGCGGCAGTCCGCGCCCCTCTCGGAACTGTTGCCGCCACTCCTCGTCCGGTGGAACGTAGCTGCCATCTGTCAGCCAGGCACCGAGGTCGAGGATGTCCACGCTCATGCCTGCGGGGTCTTCCGGGGGCCAGGTCTTGCCGTAGGTCTTCTTCCACTCCGCCATGTCGAATTTGGCGATGTTCTTGTAATCCTGGCTCTCCGGGTCGGTCTCGTCGAACAGAGTCAGTTCCAGGATCGCGCCGGTGTCCGCGTCAACCTTGAACGTGCCGTGTGAGGAGTTGACCTCCATCGGCGGGATGGGCGGGTGCTCCACTACGTCTTTGGTGTCGAAGTCCTCGTCGCTTTCGCGGAGCTGAAGCTGGTCGCCGGAGTGCTGGATCAGCGCCGCCAGGCCGAAGTGGAGCGGGTCAGGCCATTCGCCAAACTTGACCCAGCGTGCGTCGTCGTTTTCCCAGTTGAGTTTGGGCTGGAACTCGGTCGGCACCAGGGCGGCGAAGTTGTGATACTTGAAGGTGTCCTTCTCGAAGACGTAAAGGGGCACCATCTTCATCGGCCCGTTGTAGCCGGTCTCCTCGGTCATCTCGCGCTTGGCGGCGACCGCAGCATCTTCGCCCTCATCCATCGCGCCGCCGAAACTGCCCCAGGTGTGGGGCTGGAGCACGTCGCTGGAGCGAAAGCCCAGGAGGATGCGCCCGGTGTCCTGGGCGACGAACACGCCGCCTGCCGCCTGGGTGCCCCAAAAGCCGGTGCGGGCCATCGCCTGGTGGTGCGGCTCGAAAGCCTCGGACACGTTTTTGTAAACAATGCTGTCTGGCTGATCGAGCGGGCCGTGGCCTTCGGTCCAGTCTTTGATGAGCTGCTGGGGCGGCTTGCCGTAGTGGACCAGCATCCGGGTGCGGTAGGTCGGCTCCTTCTCGTCGATCTCCTCGACGATGCAGACGATGTGGTCGCGGCCCGTGAACCCAATGGGCTTCATCGAGCGACCGCTCACGTTGAGCTTCCAGTCCTTCTGCATGAGCGGCCTGGCTTTGCCCTTGAGCGTGTGCGTGAGCTTGTCCTTGAACGCCAGGAAAGCTTCCTCGGCCTCCTGCGGGTTGGCACGGGCGGAACGTCTTCGTCGGTGCCGAACAGGTGTCGCCATTCGCTTACCCAGTGGCCCTTCTCCCAGTCGCCCGCGTAGGAGGCCATCCGGGTCAGCATGGCCCGGTAGCCCTCGTTGGCCAGCAGCTCGCGCAGCCGGGCTTCCAGCTCCGGGTTGTCCCCGCCGAACTTGTAGAGCATCTGCTTGGCGGCATCGTCCACCCACTTGGCTTTGGCCTGGTCGGCGCGGGGGCCGTATTCGTCGCTGTGGCGCATCCGGTCTCGATAGACCTCGGCGAAGTAGGGCCAGATGTGCGAGTAAACGTGGTCGCTGATGTGGTGGGCCAGCGCGTTGATTGTGCCGGTGAGATCGTCCTCGTCTGCCAGGAGGTCGCGGGGTTGCAGCTCCATGACCACGATGAGCCGCTGCGCCTTGTCACGCCGGGCCACGCGGCCCGCCGCGCTCACGGCGGTCATGAGGTTGGTCGTGACGTAGATGCCCGGCAGGCTCTTGCGCGTGGGCTGGATGAGACCCTTGTGCGGGTCGTCACCCCAGGAGCGCACCTTTGGCTCCGGGATCAGGCCCTCAGCCATGATCTTGGGCCGCAGCCTGGAGGACGGGCCGTGGAAGAAACGCTGGCGCTCCTTCTGGCTGCCGCCATAACGCTCGACCAGGGACTCGCGCACCATCGGCTTCACCAGGACCGAGAAGCCACGGGCATACACGTCCTGGGGCGCGGCAAAGGCCACGCTGCGGATGATCTGGACGCTCGGCAGGTCCATCGAGGGGATGATGGCCTGGTCCACGAGATGTCCGCCGTCCCAGTGGTCGGCGTTGACCTTGCCGTTGATGATTGTGTGTTCCGGGTTCACCGTGCCCTGGATCACCGTGGCGTCAGAAACCTGCGGGATGCCCTGGAGCCGCTGGAGGATGTCGTTGGCCACTTCCGGGGGTGTGCTCGGAAGGCTGACATCTTTCATGTCCACGTCATCGTCCGCCTCCTGCATTGGAGGCAGCGGCACGCGGGGCTTGGGCACGTAGCCAGGATTGAGCGCGTTCTCGCCGGTCTTGCGCGGATCGCTGTAGATCGGCACCACATCCAGCGAGGAGTAGGACCGGGCGGCGCTCAGGCGTTTGTAAACTTTTGCGTCTCCAATGTGGCGGCGGAAGTTGCCGCAGCAGTCGGCTCGGTCGGACCATCGGGTGTTGAACCAGGGGTAACCGGTGCCGGGCGTCTGGCTCCGCAGCACGTAGCCGAAAGGCTTGCCGAAGACCGGAGTGCCGACATCCTTGGGGTCGAAGTCGTCCTCGTCGGATTCCTTCAGCGATTCATCCATCTGCTCGCGGTCGGTCTCCGGGAACTCCAGCAGGTCCGGGAAGCTGAAGTAGCGTTTGAAGTCAATGTGCTTGGCGGTGAATGAAGCGCCGTCGCCCTGGCTCCAAAAGCCGCTGTAGTTGATCTCGACGCCCTCGAAGCCCTTTTGATAGAGCAACCAGCGCCACTCGGAGATCACCGGCTCGGCCCAGTAATTGTCGCCTGAATCGGCGTCGATATACCATTGCCGCGCCCGCTCCTTCGCGTCATCAGCGAGCTGGTCATACTGGAACCCGCCGCCGTCCTCACGCTCTCCATCCTCCGTAAAGTCATACTCATTGGCCCGGATGTTGTCGGCCACGACCTCCTCGCTGATGGAGTCTTCGTAGGAGGCTTCAAGCTCCTGATAAATCTTCCGGTTCCAGTCCACCATCCGCTCGTCGATCTGCTTTTCGAGCTGGTTGATGAGGACGCCCAGGCGTTCTTCCTCGCTGTTGCGGACCTCCTGCGGCACGTCGTCGGGCCAGTTCCAGTCTTCCCGCAGCGAGCAGTCGGTGGTGCGCTCGTGGACGTAGTGATTGCTGTGGCGCTCGACGACGCCGCCCAGTTCCAGGATGCCCTTTTCCATCAGGCTGAACAGCTCGTTGAACGAGCCTTCGGGATAGACCTCCTTTGGATCGAAGTCGATGTCGTCGTCTCCTTCGATCAGGGCGCGGATAATGTGGTCAACCTGGTTCACTGCGTCAGATCGAGTTCAATGCGACACTGGCCCGTGCAACTCAGCCGGAAGTCGGCGCTGTCTTCGACCGTCAGCAGAGCGTTCTCCGTGCTGTATTGGATGTTGTTCACGGCGATCCAGGTGTAGGTGCCCTCGGCAGCGGAGATGAATGGAGCACCGGTGCGGGTGACCACGCCGAAGCTTGAGGCTCCCACCCGGTCCAGCTTGGCCATGCCGCCCGGATCGCCCGACGTGTAGTTGTAGAACAGGGCAACGTAAACAATTCCGAATCCAGGATTGATGTAGTTCTGCGCCTTGATCTTCGTCAGGTCGATGGTCGAGTCGATGAAGTTCAAGTGGAGCATCCGGTAGGTCAGGCGAGACGGTGCGACCAGCTTGAAGGTGCCGATGACCACCCAATCCGCCATCTTGATCTCCGTGGCCGGTAGGTTCACCGGCACGTCGAGTGTGTTCGCCAGTTTGCGTTCAGTTAAAAAGCTCATAATAAGGTCAATTTAAGATACCGGATCAGCCAGCTCAGGCCCGCAATCAGCAGTGCTGAGTAGAACAGCGCAGACAACACCAGGACGACGGCTAAACCCCGTTCGGGGTGACTGTTCTTGATTTCGTTTTGCCAGATTAGATCGCGTTCCCTTTCGGTCATTGTTATGTGGCCGCGAGCAGCGAGCGGTCGAAGAATGCGTTGTTCTTCGTCGCCGCGCTACGCAGCCGGTATCGGTTCTGCCTCCACCACTCAACGGCGCGGCCTTTGCCCCAGGCGTTGCCGGGCGAATCCCAGCCCTGGGGATAGAACGGGAAGGCTTGATGGAGTTGAGCCATCTCGTCCACAACTCTTTCCGCTGTCTCACGTCCCTGCTCGCAGTAGATTTCACCTGCGTCTTTGCCGTTGAACGAAATCGTGTAGAAGCCTGGCAGCAGGTGCTCGTCGCCGGGATTGGCGACGTTGCGGTCCCTGGTGCTGGGCTGGCGCGTGGCTTTCCAGAGGTTGGGGTCGTCCGTGATCCGTTTGCGGATGAACATGCGGGCGATTTTGCCCTGCGGGGTCAGCTCGCGGTCCACCTTGTAGTCGGAGTGCCGGAGAGGAATGAGAGGCCGGATGATCTCCAGGGCACGCTTCGCGCCATTGACGTAGGCCACGGCGTTGAAGGTGGGCCAGGTGAACTTGATGAAAGCTTCGTCGCCCTGGCGCTCGCCCTGCTCGACCGTGAAGCCCGCTTGCTGAAGCCCGCTGACGACAAGGGCTACTGGGTCGTGACCAAACTCCTTGGTGTCAATGTCCACGTCATCATCATCATCGTCACCCTCGGTCAGATCGGTGACGAGCTTCATGGCATTGGTGCTGTCCTGGACCGCCCGGCGTCGGGCCTCCTTGTCCTCTTTGATGACGAGTTCGAGCCGGTTGCCGGGATACAGGATCGCGTCCAGCGGGTCATCCACGCCATCCAGATGGACGTAGAATCCCTTCTCGCCGGGGTAGCCGCCGATACCACCTGTGCCGACCACGGTGCCCAGCTCGCCCGCGTAGTTGCCATCCACGATTCGGACTCGCGTGCCTTTCGGGAAGCCGTAGTTGGTCAGCATCTCCTTAGTGTCAAAGTCGTCTTCGGACTCCATATAGACCTGCCGGTGCTGCCACAGCCACAAAGCAGCTTCTTTGGGGTCTGAAAATTCTCTCGGTTGAGGGTCAGGGCTGCCTGCTTCAGCGTTCGGCATCCAGTTGGTCACCCACGTCGCAGGTTGATGGCGGGTTGCTGGGCGGGTCTGTGTGACGCGACCGATCCACCGTTCGTCCACGAAAACGTCGATGGCAGAAGTCTCGCCGACCGGTTGCCAGGTGAACGCAGGAGGATCGACGACGTAGGCGTCTTTCGCCTCGAAGTCTTCGTCTTCGAGCACGCTGGCCAGGATGGCGGCGACCTCAGACATTGAGCACCCCCAGGCTGGCCAGGCGCAACCGGGCGGGAACCCGAATCACGTCAGCGACGTTCGGCCCAATCATTGGGTCGATTTCAGGGTTACACCTGGAGATGGCCCACCAGAGTTCCGGGGTGCCGTAGAATTTCTGCGAGATGAGATCAAGGCGACCGCCGCCTCCGGTGGGAACAGTGAACAGGATGTCGCTCGGATCGGGGACAACAGCATCGCGCTTCAGTCCGAACACGACGACGTTCTCAACGCCTGTTTCGAGTTCAGCCTGAATCTGATACGCCGGAGTTGCCGCAAACATCGAATACGGCACCAGCTCGACGCGCACTGCTGCTGGCTCTTGATCTGCCATGACATAACTACGGGATCGTCAGAAGTCGGCTCCGCAACTTTCAGGCCCCCACTGGGCGCAGGAAAGGCTCCACCGCAATCCGATCCGGCCCGCAACCGACAAAGCTATCGCGCTCAGTTGTATTCGTAAACAAAAATAATCCATACCCTCCGAAGCCGCCTCCGCAGTATTTCTTGGCCGCTTCTCCGAAGGTGGGCAGAGGCTCCATACCCTCTTGAAGCTGAGCCTCATACGACTTGTTTACGCCGGTCACGAGCATCTGGACAGAGCCGTGTTTGACTGCTGCCCCACAAATGCGACCAGCGTCCGCGATCAGCGCGAGGTTGTGGGTCATCCCGACCAGGCTGGGCGTGTTGTGGGCTTTGCCCGTCCACATGACTGCCATCAGCCCGCGCAACCAGTCGCCTCCCGTCTTGAAGGCCAGGGTGGGCTTGCCGCCCGGCACCCAGGCGCACAGTCCGGTTTCGGAGATGACAGCCGGGTCTTGCCAGCCAACGCCTGCGTCCAGCTCGCACTGGAGCGAGTTCTCGCCCAGGAGCAGCCGGTAAGCGGCAGAGCCGCCCAGCCCGCCGCCCAGGTGGTAGGGCCAGTCGGCCAGGCTCACCATCGGCGTGATGGCGCAGTTGACCACGAAGCTGTTTGGATCGGCGTAGCGCGGCACGTCCAGCCAGCCGCCGCCGAAGTCCACGCGCAGGGGCACAGACTCCGGGGCCTTGAGGTAGTTGCGGAGACCGGTGGTGCTGACCCGCTCGTATTCGAGCGTTTTGGGCAGCTTGATGTATTCGGCTCCGAATCGTTTACAAAGCTTGCGCTTCCCGGACTCGAACTTGTCGTCCTCGGTGACGGCTAGGATCGTAGGTTTGATCTCGCTGAACTTGGTCTTGAAGTTCAGCCCGGCGTCCGGGTCGTCGCCGATGACAACCTCGTCCACCATCGAGAGGGCCTTGAGCACTTCCATGCGGTGCTCCAGGGGCAGCGCGGCGGGGCGCTGCTTGTGCCGCTGGATCACTTCGTCCGTGGGGACGCAGACGATGAGCTTTTGGCCGAGGGCTTTGGCTTGGGTAAGGAACTCGATGTGCCCGCCGTGGAGGATGTCGAAACATCCTGAGACGAACACGCACTTGACCGCATCAGAGCGATCCCCGTCTTGATGAGCTGTCCGCCCACCTTCATTTTGAGCATTTGCGTCTGGTTCCATAGGTCATCGAATTGATCTCTGAAATACTTAACGACCTCGACCAGCTCCTTGGCTCTGGCCGAACACATGTCCTCCGAGATGTCGTTGCTGATCTGGAGGATTCGATCCTCGGAGATCAGGTAGCGGAGCTTTTTCCGGCGTTTCGCAGGGCTTCCGCTTCCTGGGCGAGTGTCGGCTGGCCCTCCAGGGAGATCGTGGGCACCTGCGGGGTGTTCTCCTCTGTCCACGGCACAGCACCCACAGTCACCTGTCTGCGGGTGATCCCGTGGCGTGCCCACAGGGCCGTCGCCAGCAGGTTGTTGATGGCAATGGTCTGCTCCTTGCCCTCCGGCACGAGCTTGGCGATTCCGTGGGCGAGATGTTTGCAGGCGTCTTGGATTTGTTGACATGCGGTGAGCTGGTCCGGGGTGAGCGGCGGGTTGAAAGTGAAGATTTCCTCAATCTCCAGCGCAACGGCTGCCGGATCGACCGGATCACGGTTGACTTGTTCGTCTTTCATAGCACTCAGGTAGAACGGATTTGCAGAGTATTTACAGCATGGACCTATTGAAAGTCGCGGCTGATCTGCTCCTCGAAGCGCCAGAAGACCATGATCCAGAGGAGGAGAAAGCTCTGGATTTTGTAGCGAAGGTTCCGGGTATGAGCCATTACCCCCGCGAAGTGATGCGTGGGATGATGCGCGACGCGATCAAGAAATATGGCGGCGTTCACCAGGCCAACAGGGCGCTTCAGCAGCAAAACACAGGAATGCGGCGGCAGATCAAGCAGCAGTTTGCAGATTTGCACCGAGCGCACGGTCAAAGTCTGGCTCAGCGCCATCCCCAGTGGAATGACCTGGTTCGTCAGGTCGAGGGCTGGGACTAGACCTTGAAGGTCTTGATCCGGGTGTAACCGGGCGGCAGGGGGATGTCGATGGGCGGGGCCTCCTGGATCAGCCCTTCCAGGTTGCGGGTGGTGTGGATGCGCGGGTTGTTTGGCGACATCATGGAGACCTTCTCCTCGCTGTTGATGGCGTTGTTGTAGGCCCCCGCGCAGGCGTCCGTCGTGTCTTTGCTGCCGTTGGGCGGGTGGTCCACCTTCTTGTCCGTGTCCAGCAGGTTCTCGGCCTCAAGCATCATGTGCCGGTGACGGTAAGGCCGGAGGCGCAGTTCCTCAACCGCCATCCGCCAGTTGATGTAGGCGTCCTTGTTGCGGTCAACGCTCTGCTTGTCCACCTTGAAGCCCCGCGCTTCGAGCATCTGGAGCGACATTTCGCTCTGGAACTGGTCGAAGGTGACCAGGCCAAAGTTGTAGCCGCACTTGCTGGCGAGCCAGAGCAGGAAGTTCTGAATCTTCTCCAGGCTGATCGGCTTCACCTGGCCCGCGATGAGCGTCAGGATGAAGTCGTATTCGACGATCAGGCGGTAGTCGGCAAACGGCACGCCGGGCTGGGCTGGGTGCATCAAACCTTCGACGAGCTGCTTGCCCACCAGGTGACAAATCGCCAGGCCCGCCATGTTCTGCGTTGCCAAGTCGATGTGGGCGTAGCGCATCGAATAGGGGTGACGCTTGGGGATGATCTGCGACTGGACGCGGGTCAGGAAGGTGCGGTGGTCCAGGTAGTCCCACAGGTTCTTCGAGTCCTCGGTCGAAACGGGGATCATCTCCAAGCCGGATGTGACCGGGCAGATGACGCCATCGCGCTCGGCCATCTCCACGCAACGCTCGAAGTCCACCATCGAGCCGAACCAGCGGTTGACCCCACCAGTCGAGATACCGCACACGTCGCGCAGCGCGTTCAGGGGGCGGCGTTTGAACTCCTGGAAGTAAAGCTCCGGCACCAGCTCGGTGCTCGCGCCGGGCGCGGGGGACTCATGGGTTTCCGCGCCGGTCGGCTCGCCCTGCTCGCTATACCAGCCGGAGAGCATCATCGGCGGGATGTTCTTCAGGCCGTAGGCAACCTTGAACCAGCGGGGGCCGAGTTGGAGCGTGTGCCGCTTTATTTTGTAAACAGAATTGCGATAGACCTTCTGCGTGGCTGGGTCTTTGGCCGTCTCGATCTCCTTGATGATCGTCTCCGTGAAGGACGACTCATCCTTGGCCGACGATGCCAGGATCGAGAGGGCGGGCAGGTAACCTGCGACCTTGCGGAAGCGGTTGTTGATGCGGTTGCGGACTTCGTTGAACAGCTCGTAAGCCTTGGTGTCCGGCTCGGCTTCCAAGCGCCAGTTGCCTTCGTCCAGGCCCACGCCGATGATGTTACGGCCCAGCAGGTGTTGCCCCTTCGAGCCTGCCGTCAGCATCAGTGAGTTCTTCAGCGGGATGCGGAAGTTGGTGTAGGTGTTGTCCGGGTTGTAAGCGCACTCCTCCAGGAAGTAGGGGCAGTTGGCCATGAAGTTCTGCGCGTCGCCAAAGGCCGTTTCCGTCACTGCCGCCTTGGTCACCGACAGCAGGTTGAAGATGATTTTGGTGCCCCTGGTCAGGCCGAAGAAGTTGTGCGGGTTCCGCAGCAGCGTGGCGATCAGCACCCGGTAAAGGAGGATCGTCACCATCACGAAGGTCTTGCCGATGCCGAGCGATCCGGTGATGACGCAGTTGTGGATCGCGCTGTCGTAGTTGAAGTCGGCGCAGAGGATTTCCTTCCAGGACGGGAACAGCCCTTCGGAGTCCTGGCTTTTGACCATGAGCGCCCCCATGTAGTAGGGGTCTTCCAGGAACTCGGCCATCGTCGGGGGCCTCTCCACGTAGTCCGCGACCTGTAACTGGCTCAGCAGCTCAGAGTCCCCGGACTCGCGGAACTCGGTGAGCATGTCCTCCCAAATCTTTCTACCGTAGGGAGAAAGTGAGGCCAGCATCGCGTCGATGTTCTCGCCCTGGACCCCCTTGGCGAGCACGTCTTCGACCGACTCAGTGAGAGTCTTTTTGTTTACCTTTCCGACAGGCATACCTACTACAGAGAACGAATCATGGGCGCGTTAAACCCCATAGTGCGTCATCTCATTGAAGCTGATGACGATGAGTGGCAAGACATCCACAAGGATGTCGGGCAAGGCCCTATTGAAGTCCAGGTGGACCTGGGCGGAATCTTGTGGTCGCCGACCGAGGAGGAGTGGCTGCGGCATGATCCCCAGTCCTATGC